TGCTTTTCTATCTATATTATGTGTAGCATTAGCATTATTTTTATTTCAAGGAGATCAAACAAAAGAATGGTTAAAAAAAGCTTTATCAAAAATTATATCCAAATAATATTAATAAGTTTATTATTTATTTGTTGCTCTCCTCAAGAGAGGTTAAATAGATTAATAACTAAACATCCTGAATTATCACAGAAAGATACGATAATCGTAAGGGATACAATAGTTGTAGAAAATTACAATCATGATACCACTACTATAATAAGATTACATGATACTACAACGGTGATAAATAATGAGCGAGTTGTATTAAAGTATTATTACGACACTTTACGAGAAATTATATACCATGATGTAGAGTGTTTAGGAGATACTGTTTATACTGAGAAATTAATCACAGTGGAAAAAGCAGTATTTCGAGAATTATCATGGTGGGAAAAATATAAAGAATTTATATATATAGGATTAATATTAATCTTTGTATTAATGATTTTAAAAAAAATAGGAAAAATATTATAAAATGGCAATAATAAATGAAGTTAAAATAGCCGGAACTGCAGGAGAAATGCAAGCTGAACCAAGAGTATTTGCTCATGATGCACGGCTGTTAGATTTAACCTCCGGTGGCACCGCAGATGAGTACGTAGATGTATTACCAACAGGCACACCAGTGGCTGGAGATGAAGTTACAGTACTACAAAGAGGTGCTTGTTTATATGTAGGTGGAGATGGTAATGTAGATGTAGAAATGGAAAGTGGACATAGAGTATTATTTACGGGAGTTGCTGCTGGATCATTTTTACCTATACTAGTTACTAAAATATACTTAACAGATTCGGGAAGTACTACTACAACTACTGCTACTGCAATTTTAGCATTATTTTAGCATGTGGTTAGGACTTACTAATACTATACCAAATATTGTAAACTTACCTGGGCAAGGGGGTGAACCTGCTTATGGCCCAGAAGCTTTTGTTACCAAGTGGAGGGTGAGTAGTGGAGACACTATACAGCTTCCAGAGGCTTCAATTGGTATTCCTCCAGTTCTAGATTATGATGTAGATTGGGGTGACGGAAATGAAGATCTTAATGTAAATATAGCTGATAAAACCCATACATACACTTTTGGTGGTGGTGGAACGAAAGATTTTACAGTAATTATAACACGTGACTTTTATTCTTTAGATATGTCTAGAGCAACAACTGCTCAAAGAAGTTATTTAGTAGAGATGATCCAGTGGGGAACAGATCATGTTTGGGCCTCTGTGGTGAAAATGTTTAAAAGTTGTAAAAACATGGTGTATAGTGCAACAGATGCTCCTGACCTTACCTCTCTTGCTGCTGGTGAAAAAAGGGCAGATAAGATGTTTTCCCAGTGTGAGTCTATTACCTCTTTAGATTTAACAGGATGGAATATAATAAACATAAAAGGATTAACAGAAATGTTTTTTGGGATGATAAATTGCACGGAGATAAATTTGAGCAATTGGACAACTAAAAATGTGGAAACAACCAGTAAATTCTGTTCTGAGGTAGGTAATTCTACAAATGGATGTAATTTCATAATGCCTAATTTATGGTGGCGAAACTGTACTGTAATGGATGACGCTTTTGCAAGTAGTTATATAGATAGCATAGATGTTTCAGGATGGGAATTTGATAGTTCACTCACTTTGGATCGTTTGTTTGAATCTACTAAAAAAGGTAGTGCAACAGGTACTTTTGATATTGATCTCTCAACCTGGGTGGGAACTTCTAATATGACAAGCATGTCTCAATTTTTCCAGCAATGTAGAGCTTCGTCTGTTAATGCAACAAACCTTGACACAAGCAATGTAACAAACATGTATCAATTTGCTTATCAATCAGAAATAACACACATAACAGGATTAGACACTTTCAATTCTTCGTCTTTAGTTTCTGCATCTCCGACTAGTTTAGATGGTGTTGTAGATTTTTTTAGAGATTGTTGGCTTTATGACTTCGACCAACCTAATGCAAACTTTGGAGCTAATTGGGGACCGAATTTTAATCCTGGTTTATTATCTCTTATGCGCTTCTTTAAAAGCTGTGGAGGCACAGGTGCAAATCCACCAAATGTTTCAGACTGGAGTGTTAGTAATATTCAAAGATTCGACTTGATGTTCTCTCATGCTGATTGGTCAAGTACTAATAACCCGGACGTTTCACTTTGGGACGTTAGTAGCGCAACATCGTTTAATGAGTTTGCTAGAAGAAGTAAAGTATCCGCATTAGATACTTCAAATTGGGAGATATCTAACAACTGTACTACCATGTGGGGTTTTGTTGAACAGTCAGACTTTGATGGTACATTAGATTTTAGTAATGTTAATTGTGATTTCTCTAGTGTGTGGAGTTTTAATGGTTTCGCAAATGGTGTTAACTTAACTGGACTCAAACTACACGCTACATCTAATTTTGGTAGCTGTGGTAATTTTACTAATTTCGCTAATGGACCCACACCTTTATCGACAACTGATTATGATTATTTCCTTGATCGATTAGCCGCAACTGGTGTGGCCGTGCCACTTACTCTAGATATGGGTATTGCAACATATACAATAGCTACAGCCGGTGCTTATCATACTTATTTGACTGGCACGTTGGGATGGATTATAAATGACAACGGAGGAATTTAAAAAATACTAACGTAAGGTTAGAAATAAAAACAAACAATAAATTTAATTAAATGAAAATTAAAGAAGAAGAATTAAGTAAAATTAAAGAGCAACAAATAAAACTACAAACTGTTGTGAATGAAATAGGTTTAATAGAATCTAAAAAACATCAACTGTTACATTTAGTAGGTACTATTAATGAAGAAGTTGAAGAGTTTAAAAAAGGATTAGAAAAAGAATATGGATCGATTAATATTAATCTAGAGACAGGTGAATATACTGAAATAGAAAGTAACTCTGAAATTAAAGAAGAAGATCCAAGTTTAGTGTAATGAGCAATATTAGAAAAATTAGTATAGGATCTGATTATAAAAATGATGCAATGCATTATTCTGTAGGTCAAGAAGTGTATGGAGGTCATGTTATCTGCGATATAATTAATGCTGAAAAAAAAGATGAATACTTAATTTATATTAAAAAAGGTGATGAGGTTTTACCATGGAAAAAGTTTAACTCCAATATGGCTATTGCAGTAGAATTTGATCTTAAGTATTAATGAAAAGTTTATATAGTTTTATAATAAAACCTCTTCATGATAGATACAATAATAAAAAGAAAATTGAAGGAGGAGGAGAGCTAATATTAAATTCTAATATAGAAATATTCCAATCTGTAGAAAAAAGAGCTATTGTAGTTGCGAAACCAGCGGCCTTGTCTACCCCTATTAAAGTAGGTGATGAAATATATATTCATCACAATATATTTAGAAGGTATTATGATATAAGAGGAAACGAAAAAAACAGTGGATCATACTTCAAGGACAATATGTTTATATGTGAACCTCATCAAATTTACCTATATAAAAGTAAAGACCATTGGAAATGTAACTTAGACTACTGCTTTGTTCAACCAGTACAATCAGAGGACGTTTTTAATACACAGAAAGACGAACCTCTAATTGGTGTGGTAAAATATAGCAATAAGTTCTTAGAAGCAAAGAAAATAAATCCTGGAGACACTATTGTTTTCACCCCGAATTCAGAATTTGAATTTAAAGTAAATGGTGAATTATTATATTGTATGAAATCAAATGACATAGCATTAACAAATGAGTATAAAAAAGATAAAATTAAATATAATCCAAGCTGGGCATAAAGCTGTTGAAGAATTGATTAAAGTGGCACAAGAACCTATTATAGATACAAAAGAAGATATTTCTGCAGATAGATTAAAAAATGCAGCAGCTACTAAAAAATTAGCAATATTTGACGCGTTTGAAATACTACATAGAATAGATGAAGAAAAAGCTATTTTAGAAAACAAACCTATCAAAGAAGTAAAAGAAGAAAGATCTTTTAAAGGTTTTGCGGAAGGAAGAAGCAAATGAGTTATCAACAAACATTATATAATGAAATAAAAGACCATATAAATCCTAAAATTTTAAAGAAAAATAATAGATTAAAAAAATGGAAATATGGATATAATTCTGATTATGATTTTATTGTTATAAGTAAAACAGGGGAAATTGGAGAAATCATTGAAATACAAAATCTCAAAATCGCTTTACCAACAGTTGTTACTCCGTATAAAAAATCAAAAAAAGAAAGTGAACAATTTTGGGAAAAAAGAGAATATCCTAAAGAATTAAAAAGAATTAAAAGTAGGTTTGATTGGGATGAATATAGTGTAGAATTTAAAGAAAAATGGTACGATTATATAGATGAAGAATTTAGACGAAGAGACGAAGGGTATTGGTTTTATAATAAAGGAAATCCTACTTATATTACTGGTACTCATTACATGTACCTTCAATGGTCAAAAATTGATGTCGGAGCACCGGATTACAGGGAATCAAACAGATTATTTTTTATCTTCTGGGAAGCATGTAAAGCAGACACCAGATGTTATGGGATTTGCTATCTTAAGAATAGACGATCTGGATTTTCATTTATGGCTTCGGCAGAACTGGTTAATCAAGCAACCATTTCATCTGACAGTAGATATGGGATTTTATCCAAAACAGGAGCTGATGCTAAAAAAATGTTTACAGATAAAGTTGTACCAATCTCGATTAACTATCCATTCTTTTTCAAACCCATCCAAGACGGTATGGATCGTCCTAAAACCGAACTGGCATATAGAGTTCCAGCATCTAAACTTACACGTAGAAAATTGGAAGCAAATGAAGAGCTTCGAGAACTAGATGGATTAGATACAACTATAGATTGGAAAAACACAGGAGATAATAGTTACGATGGGGAGAAGTTAAAAATTCTAGCTCACGATGAAAGTGGGAAATGGGAAAGACCAGATAATATACTAAATAACTGGAGAGTTACTAAAACCACCTTGCGATTAGGTAGTAGAATTGTAGGTAAATGTATGATGGGATCTACAAGTAATGCACTAGACAAAGGAGGAGAAAATTTCAAAAAACTTTACAATGCTTCAGATGTTACCCAAAGAAATAAAAATGGACAAACAAAGTCAGGATTATATAGTTTATTCATTCCTATGGAATGGTCCTACGAAGGATACATTGATACTCATGGTGTACCTGTGTTCGATACTCCAAAAGAACATGTCAGAGGTATTGATGGATTACCTATCACCATCGGAGTTATTGAACATTGGGAAAACGAAGCAGCAGGATTACGAAACGACCAAGATGGTTTAAATGAATTTTATAGACAATTTCCACGAACCACTAAGCACGCTTTTAGAGATGAAACTAAACAATCATTATTCAATCTAGTTAAAATATACGAGCAAATAGATTATAATGAAGAAATTCATAATATAAGCTCTGTTACTAGGGGTAATTTTCAGTGGATTAATGGAATAAAAGATACTAGCGTGATATTCTATCCCAACAAAGATGGAAGATTTAATATAACATGGGTGCCAGAAAAAAAATTACAAAATAATGTAATATTAAAAAATGGAATAAGATATCCAGGTAATGAGTTTTTAGGAGCGTTTGGTTGTGATAGTTATGATATCTCTGGAACCGTGGATGGTAAAGGATCTAATGGAGCATTACATGGTTTAACAAAATTCAGCTTAGAGGATTGTCCTCCTAATCACTTTTTTTTAGAATATATATCTCGTCCCCCTACTGCTGAAATATTTTTTGAAGATGTTTTAATGGCTTTAGTTTTTTATGGAATGCCTATTTTAGCAGAAAACAATAAACCTAGATTATTATATTATTTAAGAAGAAGAGGATATAGAGGTTTTAGCATGAATCGTCCAGATAAAATATGGAATAAATTATCTGTTACTGAGAAAGAGGTAGGAGGAATACCAAATTCTAGTGAAGATATAAAACAAGCTCATGCCGCTGCAATAGAAACTTATATAGAAAATGAAGTGGGATTGTTAAATAATGACACTTATGGAGATATGTATTTTCAAAAAACGTTGGAAGACTGGGCAAAATTTAATATAAATAACAGAACAAAGCACGATGCTGCGATAAGTTCTGGTTTAGCTATTATGGCTTGTAACAGACTTAAATACAGACCAGTCGCTAAACGTAATAATACCCCAGTAGACTTAGGTATTAAAAGATATGATAATAAAGGATTAATTTCAAAAATAATAGAATAAATGCAGATTAATACAACAGATTATAGTTCTTTTCCAGACCAGGTGGTACCTGAAGCTGAAAAAAGTACTTTAGATTATGGATTACAAGTTGCTCGAGCTATTGAAGGTCAATGGTTTAGAAATTCCAGGGGAGGATTAGGTGCAGGTTATGCAAATGGAGGATATGCGGTTAATTTTAATACTTATCACACTTTACGATTGTATGCTAGAGGTGAGCAACCAGTACAAAAATATAAAGATGAATTATCTATAAACGGTGATTTATCTTATTTAAATTTAGATTGGAAACCTGTTCCTGTAATTTCTAAGTTTGTAGATATTGTAGTAAATGGAATGTCTCAAAGAGTTTATGATGTTAGAGCTTTTGCATGTGATCCTGAATCTACTGAAAAAAGAACTGAATATGCTAAAAAATTACTTACAGATGTTAGAGAAAGAGAATTAACACAGCAAGTAAATGATGCTATAGGAATTGATATAAGATCAAAACCACAACAAGTATTAGGTTTAGAAAGCGAAGAAGAATTAGCTTTACATCTTCAATTGGATTATAAGCAATCGATAGAAATCGCAGAAGAAGAGTTAATTAGTAATGTATTAGAAAAAAATAAATTTGATTTAACTAGACGAAGGTTTTCACAAGACTTAGTTACATGTGGAATTGGTGCTGTTAAAACCAGTTGGAATAAATCAGAAGGAATTGTTATAGATTATGTAGATCCAGCAAGTCTAGTTTATTCTTATACTGAAGATCCTAATTTTGAAGATATATATTATGTAGGAGAAGTAAAAAATATATCTTTGCAAGATTTAAAAATGCAATTCCCTGACCTCACTACCGAGGAAATGGAACAAATTCAAAAATATAGAGGAAATGCAGAATACTTAAGAAATTGGAATGGATATTATGATGGGCAAACAGTACAGGTATTATATTTTGAATATAAAACATATGTAGATCAAGTGTTTAAAATAAAAGAAACTAATACTGGTTTATTAAAAGCTTTAGAAAAACCAGATACTTTCAATCCCCCAAGTAATGATAATTTTGAAAGAGTATCTAGATCTATAGAAGTATTATATAGTGGAGCAAAAATTCTAGGACATCCATTAATGTTAGAATGGAAGATGGCAGAAAACATGACACGTCCTGTATCTAATAATACTATTGTTAGAATGAATTATGTGGTATGTGCACCGAGAATGTATAAAGGAAGAATAAATTCCTTAGTTAATAGAATAACTGGTTTTGCTGACATGATTCAATTAACTCATCTAAAACTCCAACAAGTATTAGCCCGTATTGTTCCCGATGGGGTTTATTTAGATATGGATGGTTTGGCAGAAGTTGATTTAGGAAATGGTACTAATTATAATCCTGCTGAAGC